CTTGATGCGTAAATTGCAATTATATCGCCAACAATTAGCGTATGAAAAAGGCAAAGTTTATCGTGATGCCTATTTATCTACGCCAGATTATATTATTAATAATCTTAAACAAAAGTGCGACGTCGCTACATTAGAGCGCGAGCGAATATTTTCCAACGAAGAATATATTTATTTGAGAACATCAAAAATATGCACATGATTAAATGTTTTATTAAATGGGAGAAGGCTAAGACCGATCTTGAGAAGGATAAACCACCTAGATTGATACAGCATCGGTCTTATGAATTTACTTTTATGCATAAAAGGGTTATCCAGGCTTTGGTAGATATGGATAAATATCTCATGACTAATATAAGATTTCAGCCGCATTGCACTATAAGGACATCTGGTATGGACCAATACAGAGCGGCTCAGCTATTTAAAGATGAGTGGGATAGTTTCTATGATCCAGTTGCAGTGTTATTAGATTGTAGCAAGTTTGATGGCCATGTAGATTATTGGCAGTTAGAGTGCGAAATTAGAGTTTTAGAGAGTACATACGATTACGATTTGAGTGTGCTTCTTAAACGGTTATTCTTTAATAGGGGTATTACACACCATGGTATCCCATATTCCGCACACGGAGCTAGAGATAGTGGTTCCGCAGCCACATCAAAGGGCAACAGTGATATCAATGAAATTAATCTTAGAACGATGATAGAACTAAGTCTTTCAATGAGAGGTGAAGATCTATCAGACCACCGGTATTATCTCCATGTTAACGGGGATGATAGTGTAATAATAGCTTCCCAAGATACCGTTGATTTGATTAACTTTAAGTTGATGGAATATATGGGACATGAAATCAAGGTGGAAGTCGTAGACGAATTCCATAAGATTAGTTATTGTCAGTGCCAGCCTGTAAATGTTAATGGATTTTGGAGGATGATCCGTGAACCTATACGCGTTATATCGCGTAGTGCTTACGTAGATCAAAAATACCCTCTGGAAGGGTATCTATCAGCACTCGGACTCTGTGAGTTAGCCGTGCACCATGGTGTTCCTATACTCCAAAAATTAGCTATTAACCACTTGATTCGCGCTAAGTTCTGTAAGCCAATCAGGATTAAGTATGATACAGCTTTCGCTGGTACATCACCAGTGATTGAACAAATATCAGAAAGAACGAGGTATTCATTCTATAGAGCATTTGATATCTCTCCTGAACAACAGGTCTACATTGAAGATAGCATGGCACTTAGCATTGACACGAAATCTGACCCACAGATATCAAGTGAGATAACAACCCAAGTTATTGAACATGCCACCAAAAGTAAATAATAATAATAATAAAAAGAGCATACAGGCCCAACTACAATCATTAACTGCCCAAGTTAGTAAACTGCAAGTTAATAGACCAAAACGTCAACGACGTAGAAGACCTCGCATGCAAAATCAGAATTCTCCGCCTTTAACTGCTAATGAAGTTCAAACACAACTTCAAGGCCGTGGACGTAAACGCAGGAATCGCCGCAATAGGAATCTAATGCATCCATATCTAGCGTGTAGGTTGTCACCATTTTCTCCTTCTAGGATACAGGGCATACCTGATGGCGACGCAACTAGACGTTTGGTCATAGATCATACGTCATTTTGCGATATCACTTTAAATAGTGGTAGTCTCGCTATCCGTATACACCCCTCACTACCTTTCTGTGGTGGTATATTGCCATCTAAGGGAGCTAGTTTGACAGTAGCCGACTGTGCAGTGGGTACTTACACTACCACTTCTGATAGCACGGTTGCGCTTGGTGATAATTGGCTGCCTATACTAGGCATCCCGGAGTATAACGGTTCATTCGCTGGCACTAATATGCTATCGAACGTTATACAGAATCCCTACAACGCCACTAAAGTGCGCGTCGTTGGTATAGGCTGGCGTATTAACTATTCTGGTACTGCCGCTAATGCTAATGGCTTAGTTATAGCCAAAGACGTGCCTTTTGGAATTGATTTGGATCAATTCATAGTGCCTACTAATGTAGCGTTTAAGGTGAACGCAGCTGGCACTACTATAGGTAACTTGCCATTTGCTACAACGTGCTATCGTATGGATATTGGTTTAAATCCAGTTAATACGATGGCACATGCAGCGAGTTGCCATATTTCGGCTAATCCTTGGGGTATACTGCGACACAATTCCCCCGTGTATAAATGGATGGAATACCACGAGCAAGGAGCTATTAACTGTTTAAATACAGTTAAGGCTGCTGACATTGTAGCAGGTGTAACCAGCTCTGTCATGGCTATATATCGTGATTTTCCTAACGGCCAAAACTCTGGTATGAACATGTGGGATGACACATTCTCATGTACCGAGTTACAGATCACAGCTGTCTCAGCTTCAATTTCTTTTAGAATTGAAGTTAAGTTTTGCTGTGAGTATCTGCTACCAGCTGCGAGCCCTGTTTATTCATTAACCAAGGCTCCACCTAAAGCTGAGCCGCAGTTGATAAGGCAGGCTGACGAAACTATTTCGAAAATGCCTACTCTATTGCCTTATAATGAGCCGAGATAACTAGCACGCCAACCAACTACAGCTAAAAAGGTCGCAGCTGTGGGAGGTTTAGGTCTGATGGCGACCTTAGCACTTGCCGTTGGAGCAGGTTTGGGTGCTTATATAACTGGTCCTGGAGCTCCGTTCTATAATGGCGTATATATCGCCTAGTCCTCTTGCTAAGCAAGAACTAATTAGTGTTGAGAACGAACACGGTAAAGAGTGGCAGCAACAACCACCAGGCGTGGGAACCTGGCGAGAATTGACTGCACGCCGACTCAAATTCTCCACAATTAAAGCGAGTAACTGAAGACAGGGATTAGGTTATTCGTAGATGAATCGCTGTTCATCATCCGGGCCCTGATTAATTAAATACACCTCTACGAAAAGTAGAGGCCCCC